GAACAACCCATGCAAATGTCTGACGGTGAAGAACATATGGAAACAAACGTAAATCAACCATCATCCTCCTTTTACAATAACGAATTCAAAACTATAAACACTAACGAAAGACAACAAGTACAAAACCGAGACGAAGGTGTTTTATTTCCAGATGCACCCGATGCCCATAGAAAAAAACCTCAATTATATTAAATGGAGTTCGAAGACTATTTAAGAGACCCAGCATGGGCCGGTATAATTTCCGGCTTTATCACAGCAGGATATATACATTTTAAAGCAAAATTAAATAACGAAGGTAAGCTCGCCATGAGTGCGTACACAAAACCAGCTGCACTTGTTGCAATATTAGTTTTTTTGATAGTATCTAACGGTTTGGGTAAGAAAGAGACTATATCATCTGAACCATTTTAAATATAACTTAAAGATAGTATTAGTATAATTATTATAAAAATGACTTCAGTAACAGCTTTCACTGAAATGATGGGTCAATTCATTGATGAATTGCAACAGACTTTCCCAGAAGAGAAAGGATTAAAAAAATGTAGATCTGCATTTGATCTTATGAAAGATACCAATCCAAGATTAGTCGTCGATGGTTTCATGTCTAATGTAATGCCGTATGCGGATAAAATTTCTTCAAAAGATGAAACATTTTTTATTAATGAATCTAAAAATCTCGATTTTATGAAAGGTGTTAACTTGAAAGAACATTGGGGAGGGTGTTCCGAAAACACAAAAGACGCTATCTGGCAGTATGTACAAACCCTCTATATGCTCGGTACAACTATTAAAACTATACCAGCCGAAACACTTAACATGATTGAAAAAGTTGCTAAGCAATGTGCTGATAATATGGGTGACGATGCCAATAGTATGGACGAAGCCCAACTTATGAAAACAATGCAAGGTATGCTCGGTGGAATGTTAGGCAACGGTAAAAAATAAACTCCTATTATATAAATGACATCGTGGTTCGACGATCCTAAACAACTCATTCGTTCAGATAAAGTTTTAAATTTTTGGCCATCCAGTACACAATCATCAGAAGAACGTGTAAATTCGGCAGCACGTTTTATAATTTATGCGACATGTATAATATATTTAATAAAAAGAGACGTGCGTATATTTGTTATAGGCGCCACTGCACTAGGTGTACTTTACATAATGGAAAAATCTAATATGGTTAAGGAATCCCTTGCCAGAATAAACCAACCAGAATACAAATACGGTCAGTGTCAAATGCCAACAAAAGATAATCCCATGGGAAATGTTCTCATGTCGGATTTTGGGGACAGACCAGATAGACCATCATCTTGTTATTACCCAACAGTACAAACAAGCGTTAATAATTTAGTAACTGACGGTGTTAAATATGGTCCAGCTCGATCGAGATCTTCAGCACCAGAACACCACAGAAATGCCATGTCTAGACAATTTGTATCTGTTCCAGACGTTGCGTTAACAGCCGATTCTCACTACGAGTTCATACATGGTAAGAGAGAACAAACGTGTAGACAAAATCCAGGTATGTGTAATCCAAATGCGAGAGGTGCACAACTCGAAGCATTCAGAGGTTTAGATCCAGATGGAGATTCTCGTGTTCATGGAAGTAGAGCACCAGCTAGCTTTTCCCCTTAAAAAATTGTTTTTTTTTACTTATTAGTAGATACTCGATTTGCTTAAACAAAATCTTTTGTAATAGTAAATGGCGTACCAACTCCAGCCAGGATTGAAAATAGTCGAAGACAAAGCTATTCCAAATACATGCGCGACTGAAGAGGTTTTTTTATACCCCCAGCCCAGTACACTAAACTATGGTTCATCGAGACCAAATACCATGTTATACGGAACTGCCCCATACATGGCAGGTAAGGGATCCCCAGCCCAATATATAGAGACAAGTGACATGCTTCGTCCACAATCAACGACAAGATTCAATAAGGTTTTGGCAAAGACTTATGAAAAAAATTTTCACCCACTTCAACATATCGAGTGTAAAGTTCCACTCCGAACTCAAAGTTACGAACCCGCGAGTACACGTGCCGATGTACAAAATGGTATGTTCGGTAAAAGGTACATGAATAAAAATGTTAATAAGAAATAAGAATGGCTGACCCATTATCGATTTTTGCGATTGCAGGATTAGTTTATGCAGGTCGTAAACTCAGTAAAAATTCAGAAGAACAATATACTCTTCAAGCTGCTCAAATAGCAGATCAAGTTGACGTTAGACCAGAATCTAATAGAAATGTAACTATAGACGACGATTTTTTGGGACAAACTTCACCCCTCGTAGAATCAGAATATATGTCTAAAACTGAAGTTTCGTCGTTCGGTGATATATCTCAACAAGGTAGATCATCGGGTGGTGAAGTCTTAGAAATGAGAAATAGAATGTATGATGGAGGAATTATGAATAACCTTTCACCAATTCAAAGAACAAATGTAGGTCCAGCCCTTGGTGTTGGTCCAGATGTACCCGCTATAGGTGGACATCACCAACTTTTACGTATTAACCCAGAAAATGTTGGTGCGTATAGATTAACAACTTTACCAGGGAGAAGTGGTCCCGCCTTTGACGGTAAAGGTGGTCGAAGAGGTATTGCTGGAGAATTAGGTCATAATAGACCAGAGAAAACTGCCTATCTCCCAGACCGTCTTCCAAATACGGGTGGTCGAGCACAGGGATTTTCAGGTAGAATAGCGCGAACTGAACACGAAAGAACAAAAAGAACAACAAACAGATCAGAAACTGGTTCTAGAACAGATACACTTTCTACAGCATCGGCAAAAAGAACAGTTTCGGCACTCACGAGAGCTGCTGAACCAACTAGAAACAAAAAGGATGGTAACATGGAAGCTTACCAATACCAAAATAATCCAGAACCGGGTATTCATAAATTTGCCCATGGTTATTTGAATTCTCCAGGTTCTAAAATCGGTGAAAAGCGTGTATATGGGGATGCATACACATCGAGTGAACTTGGTAAATACGGATTTAGACCAGATGATAGAAGAGGTAAAGCGGGTCGCGCACCTGGTCCAGGTCGTATGAATGTTCGTGCCGATCCACTTAACCAAGGTGGTATGGTTACGAGTGTTCGTTCTGATACAACACGTATAGATGGTCGTGTAAACTCGGCAGACGGTGGGTGGACACAGCATTACAAAAACAATGATTATCACCAATTCAATGCTTATAAAGGTAATCTTAACCCTAATAGTACCCAGGATGGTTTGGGGGTTGCTAAAAGACAACTCCAAAATAACCCCCTTTCGCATAGCCTCTGTTAAATAAAAATGAAAACATCAAGTTAAACACTCATTAAAATAATACTCCGTTATTTTAATGAAGGTACATACCTTAGATATAGATAGTGGAGAACGCGACGCTGTATCTTATCCTAATCCAAGTGATTATATCGTTAATTTAAAAACACCTATTTACAATGTCAGTAAAATATCATTAATATCAGCACGTATTCATAATAGTCAGTATCTCATAAACGATAGAAACAATACATTCACTATTAATAGTTCGTCTACTAATTATGATATAACGATACCAAATGGAAATTATGACGGTAAAGATTTAGCTTCGAATGTTGTTGTAAATTCAAATAGCATGTTATCTGGATCTACGTATGATAAAGATACGAATGCCATGACGTTTGAAGGTCCAAATCAGTTTAGTTTTGATTTCTATAACGGTAAAAATGGGTATAAATCAACCGTGAGTGGTAAAACAACACCACACGATGTATTAGGTCTAACTGCAAGTAACGTATTTTCTACATCCACTTCTCCTTTTAAAATGGAAACGGGTAGCGTTAATTTGCAAGGTGCAGATGCTATTATAGTAAAATTGAGCAGTGGTTCTGACGATTTTAATAAATCTATATTTTCAGATTTACCTTTTTACACTGGTCGAATACTTTTGTGTGGTGATGTTATAAATTATTCGGGTGTGGACGATGCTGTAGAACACAATTTTGATTCGGGTAAACACAAAACGATATCGAAGTTACGTGTTCAATTTTATTATAGTAGTAATAATCGTTTAATACCTTATAATTTTAGAAATGCAAATCATATATTAAAACTTGCCGTTACGTGTTCGACTGATAAATTTGTTAATATACCTAGATTATCTAATGAAGAAAC